AGGCTCAGTCCGTTTCGTTTCCGTGGACGTTTGCATCTTTTAACTCCTGTTTGTTCAGCAGGTCTTTCAGTTCCTGTTGCAAATCCTCTAGGGATTTGATTTGACCCCTAACATATTGTAGTTTTTCTAGGGTGTCAACACTATATATAGCGGCTGCTTTAAGAGTTTCAAGTTGCTTTTTAATTAAAGATTGTATTTGAGATATTGTAAACGGTTCCATTATTTCATCCTTTGCAAACAAATTTTACTAGCACCTGAACCTATTATATTAAAACCCCAATGAGCTAATAATTTTGCAACATCTTCAATTGTATAAAAACGAAAATCATCAAAAATAAATCTAGTGCCTTTTCTAGATCTATCTGCAAACCAAACAGCCTCTCGCACAACATCTTGTGTTCTATGTGGGCCATCAAAATAAACTAAATCAAAAATTAAATTTTCTGAAGAATTAGAGTTCATATATTCAATATCTGTACAATGATGTAATTTAAAATGCTCATTATTAGCAAAATCTTTTAAGAGTTGAACCCTCATATTGTCATTATAATCTGATTTATATGCTGTTGTGTTATCATAATGTTGATAAGCAGCATCATTATATGGGTCTATACCAACATGCTCATATGGTACTTTTCCTATTCTACCTTTGATTGTTAAAATAATTAATTGTGATCCTAGTCCCTCTCTGACACCTATTTCACACGTTTTTACAGATTTTGGTTCCTCATAAAAAGGAAGAGTTTCACACCAAATTTTTAGTAGTTCATATTCGGTGCTATCACCTCTGATTGTCATGAGGGGACTATATTGATTTTTTATGATTTTGCAAATGTTTTAACGTTTGTGGGTTTACCACCAACACCTTGTGCTCTAGCTCTTTTTCTTGCAACAGCAGAACGCCTTTGCGATTCTGTCATACGGGCGGCTTTTGCAGCAGGCACGCATTTTGGGTACTTTCTTTTTGATCCACTTGCAGATTTTCTTCCACATGGTTTAAATCCTCCACCTTTTTTCTTTGCTCCAATATCAACCCATTTTTGAGAAAACCATTTCTTGAGGCCTCCCTCTTTCATATACTGGATATTTTTTTGCATTTAAAAAACGCCTTTAAAGTCCGTTCCTTTGATGGCAGCTCCACCACCTCTTGCAATCCCACCTTTAGTATAACCTCTAGCAGGATTATTGAGTTCAGATTTCAATCCACCCATTCTTTTTTTATCAACTAATTTTCTTCTTTTTGTTAATGGTTTCTTACCAGTTCTTTTTTCATACATTTTTTCTAACGCTGCTTTTCCTAATAAAGCTGCACCTGCAACTCCTGCAGCTATCTTACCTACTCTTGTTGCTTTAGCGATATCCATAGCTCTACTACCTAATGATTTTCTTCTTTTAAGAAATTCACTTGGACTAGACATTAATTTAGATATTTTATTAGGTTTAGTTGTAGCTTTCTTCAAACCTTTTAAATAGTTTTGATAATCAACAGCTTTACCCATTCTTGCTTTAACCATATTAGCTTTTTGAATTCTTCCCATAGCTGATTGACTACCTGCAGTCATACCACCCATCATTTTCTTTTGTACTTTTGCTTTATCTCTTTTTTTTGCTGACTTTTTATCTGCTATTCTTTTATTTCCTCTTAAAGCAGCAGCACCTATTGCTCCTGCGCCTGCACTAATTGCTCCTAAAGCAGCACCTGTTGCAGCCCTTATCATTCTACCTTTTGCTGCTGGTTTTGGTCCTTTAAAATCTTTTCTCTTTACACCAGATGGATCTTTGATCTTACCGGCACAAATTTTAGAGGCATATGCGTTCGCGTATGCACTGGGATATACCTTAAATTTTCTTTTAGCTGCCGCTTTACCTCTTGGACATAATTTTGTCATTTTTTTCCTCCGTTACGAAATATTTGTGTACCCTTTATACCATAAATCGATGCAACAACCAAGATCCACAGGTTTGTGAACCATGAAGGGAGCTGCGAGAACATCTCGAAGAACAATTTTACTTTGTCCATCGCAGATGGGTCATCTGATATAACTGCCCAAGCAAGCACTAACACGGGCAAACTGAGAATTATCAAAACTGCCTCATCTTTCCAGTCTGATTGTCTAGCTTCAAGAAGTTTACCCTGGTAAGCTTCCTCTCCTTTAGCCATACGCTCTGCATGCATTAATTGTGCATCAGACATAGCCATCTTCGTCTTCTGCTTGTTAGCATATATTTTACTTCCTGCGCTAACTGCTAATTTTAAGGCACTCAACCACATTATTGTATTTCTCCTGTCTTCTTTTACACATATAACTTATCATTTTATCTAAACTAGTTCTAGCCCCTTTACCATTGATACGCCACCTCCACGTATTTTTGTGATGAGCTTGTCTTTTTTTGCATAAATACATACAACCACCAAAAAATTTGTAAAATCTGCTAACCATATCTTTATCTGTGGTCTCAACTGAACAAGCTAAGTATTTTTGTTTTTTCCACTTTGACCAGATGCCAAAACTTCCTTCACCATCAAACACACCAGCTAAAAATATTAATTTATTTTTTTCTGGTAGACTTTCGTAATCTTTTTTTGCCATTACTAGACCTCATTATTTTAATTCCTTGTGGATTTGGTCCTTTTTTAGGCGGTGGCCCAAACTTGACTCCTCCACTTAGTCCTTTTCTAACGTTGCGTCTTTCTGATTGCATTTTTACCTGCTTTAAATATCGCTGCTACTCTAGATTTACCCATGACCTTAGCTCGTTGCTCACCAACTGTGAGTATTTGTATTTTTCTTGCAAAAGGTTTGTTAATATTTTTTACTTTTCTTACAGTTGCACTAGCATCTGCGGGTGTAGCAAATTTTATTCTTACAGTGTCTCTTGGATTTTCATCAGTGTAAAGTCTTCTACCTGAACCTTTAGGTTTTTTACCTGTTCCTACTTTTGGATCTCTATTTTTTCTCAAGTTTTTGTCTCGCAATTTCTAATCTCTCATCAGATTGTTCATCTTGTTGTTGAAGTTTATCATAGTTAAATTGTAACTTAGCTCCTTCTCTTTGATTTTCTAAATCTTGTTTCATTCTAGCCTCTTCAGCTTTTCTCTGCATATCCATAGCCTTCAAATCTACTTCTTGTTGTTTAATTCTAACTAATGGATCTTGTTTAGCAGCGTTAGATTGCATCTCTGCTTGTACTAATTCATTTGTTATCTGTGCAGCCCTCTTTGCAACCTCTGAATCAAATATAATTTGATAAGCTTGTGGATTTTCTTGCGCCATTTGTGCCATCTCTTGATCATCTGACATTATAATTTTAACTTCAGCTCTTGCTTTGAAAGAAATATGATCAGAAACGTGAGATTGTAACAACGCATAGACCGCAGGATTTATTTGAACCATTCTTGAGTTCATAAAAGCCATGTGTGCAGTTAAATGTGCATCGTGATCTTGAAATTCGAAAGCTGTTAACAGTTGCATCTGTAATGCTCGTGCATTTTCTTTAGCAGGATCCATTGGTTCTGGTTGTTTTGGTGCAGGTTTTAGTAAAGTTTCTATTTGTTTTGTACCTAAAGCTTCATAAACTCTTCTGTATGCTTCATGTATGTTGTGAATTTGTGGATTTGAAGAGGCAACTTGCAATTGTGTTTGTGCTAAAGTCACTCTTTGAGCCATAGACATAATATTTGGATCAGCAACAGGTAAAATATCAACACGATTATCAAAATCTGATGCTTTTATTTGTCTTGGACCTCCATAAACATCATAAGGATATTCTGGTGGCAACGATTCTTGGCAAATTCTTGCTAAAATTTTAAATTCTAACCTCATTGCGTAGTAACATCTTTTGTGAACACCACTCATTACACGTGAACCACGTTCCATCATGGCAATTGTAGTGCCAACAGCTCTGTTTTGTAGGTCATTACCAATATTATTATCTGTAATGGCAGCAAATTTTTGTCCAGCTTGCACAACAAAACCTAAAAGATTGTATAATGTAGTGCTTGGTTCTGTAAAAGGTAGATTAAAAAATTGATCTCTAATGTTTCCACCTGGTGCATCAACATCTCTAAACTCTCCAGGTTGTATTGGTTGATCATCATCTCTAACTCTTATACCTCTAGACTTAAAACCTGCTGGTAAATTTTTTAATGTGCCTGCATCTATTAATTGTCTTAAAGATTGAGTCGCTGCTCTACTTAATCCACCAATCATATGTGTTAAACCAAAACCATAAAAACCTAATCCTGGTAAAAATTTGTAATGCACAAAGTATTCTATTCTCGCATAACCTAAATCATCAGGTTTATAATTTCTATAAATTGATAATATTTCACTAGAACCCTCATCAATTGTAACGATGTAAGGAATTTTTATTTTTTTTGCTTTGTCGTCAAAATCTTCATAATCATCTAAATTTAAATCTACATGCATTTCTAGAATTGTGTGTAAATAGTCATCACCGGTTCTCTTGATTCCCTCAATCTCGTTTATCTTTTTTTGTAAAGCATCAGGTTCTTGATTAGATTGTATTAATTCAATGTCTCTATAAAATCCGCCAGCTTGTTTTTTAATAACTTCATTCTGAGTCATCTTCATTACGTGTGTAATTCTTTCACAATCTTTCAAATCAGATGCAAAGTAAGGAACTACTAAATCTTCTGCAGGTATAAATTTTGAAACAGGTCTTCCTAGTATTTGATCGTAATAAACTTTTTTAAATGTTGATCCTGATAGTGGTAAATAAAATAACATTTGATCCATATCAGTTGTGTACTCTTCCATATCCTCCATCAACAGATAATTCATATACTCTTTTACACGATCAGCCTGAGCTTCAACTGCTGGAGTTTGCACACCAACAACTTGAGTTCTTACTGGACCATCAGATGGACATAATTCTTTGTATGCTTGTGCTTGGAATTGAGTTACAGATTCTGCAAGAAGTGGATGAGTAACATTAGATGCACCTTTGAATGGTCTAGTGACTTCAGAATATTTAGTCCCTAAAAGGTCTAAACCTTTAATATAAGTTTCTTCCCATTCTTTTCTAGATAATTTATCTTTTTTGTACTCTTGCATTAAATCTGATGCCATAGATTTAAGAACTCTCTCATCCATGCTCTCTGCAAGATTTGTATTAAAATCGTCTTGAGGTCTTTCCTCTACTGTCTCTTCGCCCTCTATAGTGACATCAACTGGTAAACCTTCAGGTTGTTCAACAGTTTCTTCAATTTTATCTTCTTCAGTTACAACAGTTTCATTATTCTTTTCGATAGCCATTTCTAATTGTACCTTATTGGTTTAAACATATCCACTACCAAGCCCCCAAAGCGTTTATAGGTTTTTTGAGTGTATTTCATTAAAGGATTTACTTTAACTGCAAAAGCATCAAAATACAAGTTAGGATTAGATCCCTCTATGAATCTAAAGCCTGCTTCTTGAGTTTTTCTAGCTTCTGAATGATAAATGCTTTTTAAAGTCTTGCCTCCTAAAGTAGTATGTGTGCTAGGATATTTAAAAGTATTGGTTTCTATTTTCTTATATGGTTTAGCTGGATCTGATAAGGAGACTTTTATAGGACCTGCCTTTGAATTGTAAAACCTTGCAGCCTTTTTCATTACATTTGCCATAACAGATGTCCCTTTTCTATTAATTCCCTTACCACTTGCATAGCCATAAAATCTTTCGTTACCAGCTTTATAACCTTGTCTAAAACTTAATTTATCAAAAGGAGCAACGGCTACAAAATCATAATTCATTTTCGCAGCTTTATTCATCAAATATTTTAATGCATGATCACCATATTGATCAGCCTCTACCATTGGAAAATAATCAAACTGTTTTGTTTTACCTGCAATCTTTTGTAACTCAGTAGTTGTTCTAGCAAGTTGATTTGAAACTGTGCCAGCTAAATTACTATCATTACTTCTTACGGCTTCGTCTAATAAACCAGTTAATCTTTGTCTTTGATTCATCAATAAACCTAATTCAATATCTCTTTGAAAAGGATTATTTCTAAATTCTGTGCTAAGTTGTTGAGCTTTCGTTAATTGTTTTGCAATATTTTGATTAACATCAGATTGTATTTCATGAATAAAAAATCCTTTTTTACCATCAGGTGTAAATCTTGTATCAAATCGAACGTGATAGATTTGATTGGTACCAGCATCTGAAAAGTGACTAGGAGATCTTAAGGGTGAACTATTGGTAGGTATTGCCTCATCTAATCTAAAAATTGTTTCTCTATAATCTTTACCACCCTGCAAAGTATAGTTTGATTCGTTAGCATATTTAGTAGAAACATTTTTACCCACAATCTTTGCATTAGCTCCATCTACTTCACCTAAAATTTTATTTAATTTTTTAAAATCTGAAGCACCTAACTCTCTGGTAAATCCTTTTGCTTTATTAATATTTTCTAAAAACTCTTTAAGTATAACTTTATTAGCAGTCTCTGATAGAGCGTCCGCCTCAACACCTCTTAAAGCATAAGCAGCGTCTTCTATTGCTGTTTTTACTCCTGGATTGTTAACATATTTTTTTGCGATCTCATCTAATTCTTGAGATGAATTTTTTGCAACTTTTAAGAAGTTAGCATAACTTTCACTTGGAACTCCTAACTCAACTGCTTTTAATCTATTAATTGGATTTAACTTAATCATGTTACCAATTTCATTAGCATCTAATTTAATGCCAAACTTCTTTGCTGCAGCTAACAGGCCACCTGTTAGGTTTCCTGCATCATCGAATGTTGCAATATTAGAATCGAACAGTTCTTCTTTTGTTACACTTGCCTCTCTACCGGCAAAGGGACCAGAGTCATATTTGAATCTTTTTTGATCTCTAACAGTTCTAGTTGATGGTTTACCAAAAACTTTGAAGTTTACTTTTCTAGTAGACGTTAAATGATTTAACCATTCATCTGCAGTGTATCGACCAGGACCAATCCTCATCGCCCAATCATAAGTAGATGAACCAAAAGCAGGAGCAACATCATCTCCCATATAGAGTGGTTTTGTTTTATTAAGCTTTACTGGTGGATTAATTAATTCTTTTTTAGCAAGTTCAAGACCAGTCTCTTGCGAACCTTTACCTTCGTATGTTAGAAGTTTTTGTTGTTGTCCGGTAGTCGGTGTCGCTGATTCTTTCTTGCCTTTTAGAAGTCTTTTCCCAAGTTGGAATAAACCTTTGAGGGACATAAATCCCCCTTAATACATTTTTGTAGGTTTGTTTCTACCAATTTTACATTTTACTTTAACAGATTTACCTGCTTTGTAACCCATAGGTCTCATCATCATACCACCACCCATTTTTTTCTTAACTTTGTATGGGGCAATTGAACCTTTTATATCACCTTCTAATTCTTTATCTCTCATTGAAGGTCTTCTTCTTCCTTGAGCCTTACCCTTATCTCTTACAGCGGCTTGGATAATATCATCAGCAGATTTTGGTCTGTTGTAATCAGCACCGCCACCTTTAGATCTTTTTAATTTTTTTTGAATAATATCTGCAACAGACATACCAGGTATTAATCCTGATCCCATAACACCTGCTGCGCCTGGCATTTTAGTTTTTTTACCTTTTAATTTTTTAAGTTTTGCTGCAGTCATTGCTCCAAGTGCAATAGCACCAAGTGCAGCTTTCATAGGTTTCTTTTTAGATTTTTGTTGCCTTAGAATTTTAAAATCCTCAGCATCAATTTTGTTGTTTTTGTTTTTGTCCAATTTAGCTTGGCCACCTGTTAACATTTTTCTTTTCATCATACCGCCTTTAAATTTTTTTTTGGCTACATCTGTCT